AGAGGCTCCCCACTTTTCGCGGACAAATTCCCCAAACTGTGCGCGCTACACGGACAAAGTGACAGAAAATAAGGCAAGCTGTCTGTAAAGTTACAGATAACTTGCCTTAAAGATCAAACCGATATATGAAATTGTGTTAGTAAAACAATTGGGGGGAATTGTCAGAAAGATACTTCAATGCTTTTCGATGGAAAATTAGTAACTCCATAGATATTGAAACTATAACCTCTGCTAATTACCTCCAATTTACTAACAGTCGGCGTGATGGTTTTATTTTCGGATTGCATGTAAGTAATGTATGGCGAGCAAAATTCAATGCCGTCAGTCATGTTAATAGAGCATGTGCACGGAGAGTCACCTTCGGAAAAATTACTGTTTTTCGTAACAAATAATACGATCTGTTCGATCACTCCATTCCTGATATAAATTCTTGATCTGGATCCCGGATCACTAAAACCAGCATTAAATATAAACGGCTTATTAAGCGTGTGCGTTATATCTGTCTTTACAAAATTATTAAATAAATAAATTGCATCGTTATCTGTAAACGCGCTACCAAAGGTGTTACCTGTAAATATATCCCCACGCATCCCATTAGTAATTATTGGTGTTAATGACCTGTTATTATAGACCTGCATATTATTAGCTGTGTAGGATGTCGTTGTCGTGCACGCTATAGCATAAGTTCCTCCGATCATCTTATTGTTGCAAATAATAACAGAATCGCAGTTTCCAGATTGCAAGTTTAATTTGATATGAATACCTGTATTATCAACAAATAAACAATTATCAATCGTTAAGAACTCAGTCTCATCTGTAGAGATTGCACCTGCTCCGCCGTCGTTTAATTCTAACATACAATTAAATATAGCGCTATAAATACACCCATTGTCGATTGAAATAGCTTCTCCGCCGCCACCTTTGTTATACCTTATATTACAATTTGTTATTTTAACAATTACTGAGCTATTTATAATACTTCCTTTACATCTTTCCAAAACACAGTTATCAATAAATATGTCTGGATAACCATGCTTTCTTTTTGTACCTATACCACCTGCATATGTGTTAATTCCTCTATCATCAATATCATGTATATAAAGATGATCTAACCACACATTAGTAGTTCCTTTTTGAATTGTCACATTTTCTACATAATCCTGCCCGACTGATATACCGCTTCCGGAAGTCGCGCCCGAACGCAACGTAATTTCAATATTAGTAATTCTTACGTTTTCGGTTTCATGTGGTACTCTGCCGCTACTCCATACCTGCATAACAGGCGTTGCTCCGTCAACTAATATAACACTGCCGCCGCACCCTGTTAAAATAGTATTTGACTTTAAGTTAATAGTTTTAGTGATCCTGTATTTTCCCGGAGGTATGACAATCAATCCTGCATTATTTACGGCATCTATAAAAGCCTGAGAGTCATCAGTGACGCCGTCTCCCCTGGCTCCGTAATCGGTTACGAATGTTACTTTTGTATTTTTGATCCATGATAAATCTACCGTTTTATCCGGAAACTTTACAAGCCAATTCGGTGCCGCTGTCTCAAAAGACGCAGATCCAAACTTTCCGGTATATGTCCCCGTTACTCCTTCGGTCTTGTTTCCTGCATAAACCTCTGTCCTTATTCCCCCAACATTAAGCGTACTCGCTCCATCAATGTGTACAGAATCGTTTCCGTCGATGTGTACAGAATCGTTTCCGTCGATGTCAATTTCGCGATCGCCCGTGATCTGCTCCGTCAATTTTCCATCGGAGTCTAGCAACATGTCTTTTCTACTATGCAATGTAATATTATTCGCGGTCTCTGCGATATCCCCCGCGACAAGCGTAAAATCGTCCGATACATTCACAGTATCATTACTAACCTGCGCCGTCCGATCTCTGCCATAGTACCGGGCAAGCAAAGACTCGATTGTCGTCTTAACCAAATTAGTCCCGGGAACATATTTGGATCCGGTCGGAATCGCTCGCGTCACCCGGTACAGATCCCCTGCATACCATACGAGATCATTGACAAGTAAATCCTTTGTAGCATAATCCTGATCGCGATCATTAAATGCGACGCCGTCCATGATCTTATTATAGATGTCCTGATAGTTAAACACCACCACCCAGTAGTTGGTATTTGTTAGCTCCACTCCTGCCGGAACCGGAACCTTACTCATGTATGCAGTTCCGCTTTTAGGATCAACAACGACTGTATTTGCCGGATACTGTGTCGTGATATCCCATTGGATCGGGTCCGCGTACTTGATTGTCTTAAGATCGATCGCAGTAGCAAGATCCTGCTTAAAGCTCATAAGCTCTTTAATTAACCAACCTAGATTGTACTGATACATCTCACCTTTAATTAAATAATCCTTATCTGACATGATGCGTTACCTCCCATAAAAAGAGTAGATATTTAAGGTATTTGGATCCCCCGCCCGGAGTTGGCGGAACTGGCGGCTCGCCAGCTAAAACCTCATACCAATAGTTTCCATTTTCGCGCCTTGCGTCCTCCGTTGCCCCGGGATCCGCAGGGCGCTCATAATTGTATAGCCAAGTAACCGCGAGTTCTCCGGGGTTGTCCTCGGAAATTTTATACTCAGAATATGACATAGGATAGGATCCCGTTGCATAATAGTCTGCGTGCTCGTCAAGAAAAATCATCTGTGCATATCCGTCATCCAGTGACCCTGCCTTGTCTGAAAAATTCGGACCGTAACCCGGAATCGCTTTGGCATCCTCGCTATCAATGTATTTACTTGCTGGCGTAAACTGTGTGAGTCCATAACCTTTATTTTTCCATGGAGATCCGCCAGAGACTCCCACCTTGTCACTCTGCCAGCGCCAAGGATTATAGCCGGACTCCGCGCCAATATTTCCCAGTACGCCGCATACGGCATTTAAAGACCAGCCGCGGCTCCCCAGAATCCCCCAGATCGCACGAGCGTTTTCCTTCGCTTCGGTCGACGATCGGAGATAAGCTCCGACCGTCTTACAATGCCAGCTCATGGGCGGTACACCGCGTAAAGCTTGCGCGTGTCGTAATTTTTAACGCAGATGCTATTATCTTGATTCCCACCAATGCAAGGCACCACGGCGGACTGGATGCTTGTGTCAGCCGCACATACCCCGACATGCTTACTAGATGTATTGGTCATGATATCGCCGGACCATAACCAGAATAAAATATCGCCCTTATGAATGACTTCAGGAAGTCCCGCTGTGCGGCGATCGTAGTATTTACCGATTCCGCCCTTTGCCAAGATATCGCACGCAGTTTTCAAGACGTTGACGTTTTCCGCTTTGATCGGGATACCTAACTGCGATGCAAAATAAGACACCGCCGTCGCGCACCAAGAAGCCTTAACTAAGGATCCATAATACCATTTCTGGATCTGCGCGACAATTCCGTCATACTCTTTTGTACCCTCAAACTGCCTGAAAAGCTTGTAAAGTTTTTCTCCCTTTGTTTCCGGTACGTCCTCGCTATACGGCTCGCAGATACCAGTTTCTGTATCAATAATATATTTTGCCATTACTTGTCTCCTCCTAACTTATCCGTGAGTTGCGTAATTGCGATCTTAAGATCTGTGATTGCTTCACGCATAGAGTTGGACTCTTCGCTATGCTTCTTATTCTGGTCGATCATATACCAGAAAAGTGCTGCACACATGCAGATCGGAAAACCAAGTGTGCTGATTGCTGTGATGATGTCTTGTGCTGTCATAGTATACCTCCTTAATATACGTCGAGACAAAAGGCGTCTCTATAATCCTCGGCGATCTCCTCAATCAGGGAATATCTTACAAGATCACGCTCTGACTGGATCATCTGCTGTGATGTGGTAACACCGATGTTACCATGCGTCCGATTGCTGTGAGTAAAGGTGTCCGTGATGTTTTCCGTGCCGGAAGTCTCAGAGCTTGTGTCAATATCCCTTCGGTAACTGGAAGTTCCGCCACCCGTCACGGTATCTTTGCTGTCCGGCTGATAGTCCGATGCATTCTCCGCGGATACATCATGCAAGGACGTTTCATTTTCCGTTCTCTCTTCGGTGTTTGCCTCTTCATTTGTACCTGAAGCCGTGCCGGAAGTTGTGCGGTCGGTCGTCCGTCTCTCCTCAATATCTTCCTTCCGGTCATAGTTTTCGATCGGATTGTATTCCAGATGTAATGTCGCATCCAGTTTCTCCCAGATCGGAAGCCGTCTCGCGCTCCACGTACTGATGTAATGTCGCATCCATTCTGGATCCGGATGAGCGAGTGCCGCATTTCCGTGTCTCTCTAAAATGCAGTTAATGACCAATTTTTTATCGACCCCCTCCGGAAGCTGTAACCCATCAAAAAGAGTAGAGTCAAAAAGCAAAAGATCATTTGTTGACCCCGTCGGGTGTAGCTGATGACTGAATAGGTTTTGTCTCGGTATCCAGAATGCCATCTTTTTCCATCTCCTCTCCGCTGTAGGTAAACTTAATTTCCGTGCCAAACATCCGGTTCACGCGGTCACAAGACTCGTCGAGACAGTCTTGCCAGACCTGTCTCCGGTTGAAAAATTCCGAAGTATTTACGCTGGACTCAATTTGATTCTCGCGCTCTTTTTTATCGCTCGCCACTGGAACGCCCATCTCCCGGTAAAATGCTGTGATAACATTCCGTCTTGCATCCAGCAACTCCGGAAGGATAAAGTTTTTACTAAGATCCCTGTCAAACTGTGCCCAAGGAAGCTCCGGAGTTTCTCCGGGCATTGCTTTTTTGATTGATCGATTGTAGATAATATATGGATCTCCATTTTCGATCTTTTCAAAAAGGCTCTCCATGGATCGTTTTTCCTTATCGTTATCCGCCGCGGCGATATATGCAAACCTTGCGTTAATCATCTGCTGGCGGACCGCGATATCCATTGCCTGCATTTCCGCTGCATACTTATCAATGATATCCCATATCCCTGTGTAGTCTGGCGTAAGCTTAATGTTTTCGCATTCCTGCCCGATTACAAGCGGTCTGGAAAAACTAAAATACGGCGTCGCGACCGTCATTCCCCATGGTTCAAACTGTAGTCCGACTCCGTGCGGCGCGGAAGGCTGGAAAGTGATTCCGTACCGCTTTGTCTCAAATACCGTAAGATACCCAAGATGAAAAAGCCCCCACAAGAATGCATCTTTATCAGTCTGCACCTGTCCCGGTGCCGCCTGCGGAAGTCCTTCCACCTTCCAGATTCCGCGCGCCCGCTGGAAAAAAGACCTCTCCCAGTAATTGTAGGATCCCGTGGAAAAATCCGGGATAAATCCGGTATTTACTGGATAATATCCGCTATAATTATACACTGTATCACCTCCTATTCGATAAAGACTCCGCTATCCATAAGTGCCGCGATCGCGTTCTTTTCTGACATTCTCTGATTCCCCTTGATGGAGAACCCGCGTGTCTTACAATATCCCGGAACGGGTTTCCCCATCTGCATGACGGGCAGACCATACACCGCAGAAAATGTCCCCGCGTTAATAGGCGGATAGTAAAGAACAACGACCTTCGCAAGCGTCGACTGTCCCAATGCGGCGTTGTTGGATAGTGATCCTGCGCATTGTACGACTGGCGTTAATGCCTGCACGACTCCAGATCCTATATTACTAAGACCTTGACCAATGTCTGACACCCCCGCTCCGGCATCTCCGGCAACTCCAAGAGTCAATAAACTCTGTGCGGCTCCTTGCGCGGAAGAGAGTACCCCTCCTCCCGCTTGAATCGCTCCGCCGATCGCTTGAATCGCGCCGGAGACAAAATTCTGCACGGGGACATTACTAGATCCTATCGCATAATTACATCCGATGGAAGCGGATCCAACATATACCGGATAGTCTCCTGCATCAACCCGGAGTGACACCGAACCGGAGAGAACTTCAACGCACCACGTAAAGGTGAGTTTTTCCGCATTGTTGCACTGATCCACCGGAACGCCGACTGTACCGACAAAAGGCACATAACATAGGATCTGACAATTCATCCTCCGCCAGTCGTTAACCGCCCAAGGAATTTTAACCTCCGTAACCTTTTTGACAATGGTATTTGCATCAATCTGGTACGCCTTGACACCCGTGTTAAAATCTCCTAAATAGACGTCTCCATAATCGGTGACGGGAATATTGACGGACGCGATCGGTAGCCAGATACAAGACCGAATTGCACTGATCGCGGACCCCTGAGTTAAGGCGTTCGCGGTAAAATACTTGAGGATCGCCATCTCATCTAAATCCGTGATTGCATCTGTAATATCTGATGATATAGTATTTATCAATGCTTTCATGTTGTTTTTACTGATCCGCCAGACTGTCACGCCGCCATTTGCTCCGACTGCCGAAAGAATATAACATCCTACGTCCAAGGATAGCGCCCCGTCTGTCACGTCAACCTCCGCAGTGGAAATCTGCGGCACCTGCGAAATATTCTGTCTTGCATCTCTTAATCGTTTATCTGTTGAGGTCGTATCGGTATTATATCCATACTCGATATAGCAATCGGTGTTCAGGATCTCCGGACGATACGTTGCCAGCGGATCCATGACGCCGGACACCTGCCAAGCACCTGCCCGAACCGATACAATGGACGTGATCCAATAATAAGAGGATACCGCCGTGATATACATTGCATTCCATTGTGGATATTCAGTAAGTCCCGTCATGGAAAGCTCCAAGACGGGACTGTCGATATCTTTGGCGTTTTTCCAGACGGCGCTTGTCTTTGCCCATTTGCTGTAATCGCTCTGAAAAGTGGAGTTGTACCGCTTATCAGTATTACCAAGATAGACATCAAAAGCCATGAAAAAAAAACCTCCTACTATGCTGCTTCATCCTCCATATAATAGAGAATCGCGTTTTCCGTGAAATCATTGGTAAAGTCGTTCGCCCAGTGATAAAACGTGTTAACGTATCCGCCGCCCGCGTTATCCGGTGTCGTGATAGTGCGATCCAGACGATAAGTCGACATGAGCGCCGGACGATCATACATGACACCGACAATATATGGTTTTGTCACTGCTGCACCCGTGACGACTGTACCGTCTGCCACCTTAAGCTGATTCGGGGTGACATTGATGCTACCCTCTTTGCCACTCTCCGCACTCTGCCAGTAAGCAATGCGACGATAGTTATCAAGCTTGAGATAACCATCGTGGAAGACCTGAGATAATACATTTGCTTCTGCGTCATACAGTAACGGCGCGAGTAAGCAGAGTCTCTGTTCACTCTTTGGAGTGTGACGGTACAGATGTAAGGTGTTACCGAGATCGTCGGTCTTTGCAGGTGTCAGATGGAAAAGCTCTGTGTTCTTTGCCATCATGTCGGAATCATACTGGATATGGGAAACTAAGAACGCAAGGAATTCTTTCAGATACGTAGTGCGTAACTGATCACTTGTGTAATTGGTACCGTGTTTGGTGTTGTACTCTTTAGTAAGATTTACTTTTGACCTCGCCGTTCCGACGTTGTAGAGACCGCCGATAAAGTTTAAGAGGATCGCGCGGTTCCGAGCTTCCTTCATCATGGCAATTTCATTCTGGTTTTCGACTGCGAGACCCGCGATAAATCTGGCAAGATCCTCATTGCTACGGAATGCCACGTCAAGCTGATATAACCATCTTGTGATGTGCTTCTGGAGGATCTTGTTTCCTCCAAACTGCATCTCAAGCGGATACTGTTTTTTGATCTTATAGTGGTCGACACTCTCGCCGTCTTTCAGTGTGTATCCTGCACCGCTTGCGGCGGTGTTCCAAGACTGCTCCGTCTCGAAGTCATTAGCATAGTAGCTAATCTTTCTCGAAATCTGTCCATATGCCATGTTATCGACCTCGACGCCTAGATCATCCGCTTCATACGGGCGAATCGCGATTAAGGTACGTCCGACCTGCAAAGATAGAGCATTTAATAAGGTTTCCTGCCCATAGATCTGCGCCGCCTGCGCGACTGTAATCATGGAGCTTGTGTCCGTTGCCGCCAGTGCTCCGCCGCCTGCCTGCGCGATCAGGGAATTTACAACGGCATGAATATCAACAGGTAAAGTTGTGTTTGCCATTATTTTCTTTCTCCCTTCTGCGGAACCTTAATTCCGCCGAGTCTGCATACAATGTCGTCAATGGTCTCCGTCGGCTGTACCTCCCCCTGCACATTGGGAACCCGCAGCGCATTGATCGCACTTAAGAGATCTGCTGACGTTGGCTGAGTGACTGGCTGAGTGACTGGCTGAGTGACTGGCTGAGTGACTGGCTGAGTGACTGGCTGAGTGACTGGCTGAGTCTGCGCACCGTAAATACTTGTGTACGCTTCATATAATTTTAAAAAATCAGTAAATTTTAACATTACTGCACCTCCTTCAAAAACTCATAGCGAAATCTTGCTTTTTAAAAAGGAGGAGTATGGAAAGCAAGAATCCCACCGCTCCGGATTCCGTCCGGCTTGCTTTGTGCGGCGCTCCTCCTGCCTTAATTATAAACTATACCCCCCAAAAAAGTCAATCTTTAATTTTTAAAAACCTCTTAAAATCGGATAAGGATCCCACGGAATCAAACGTCATATACCCCCCGTTATACATCATTCTGAGTTCCGGATAGTTAAGTCCGGCTTGAATCCTGCCCTCCGGCGTGTCTGGAAAGCTGATCCTTGCCCGGTGTGGGGATTTACACCCGTAGGCAGATGATCCGTTTTCGTAAATAAAGACGTCACCTAAGCGGCATAGTGGACGATATCCTGCGATGGACTTTGGACGGATCAGATCACTCTTGTTGTAAACAAAATTATTGCCTAACGACATCTTCAGAAAGTTGGATCCTGCGCCGCGCTTCCTAAGATACGCGTTTTGTGCGGTCTCGGCACGTTTCCCCACGATCTTCTCCGAATGCGGAAGTGCAATAAAAACGCCCCCCGGAAGCAACTTCCATTCCCTACCGGATCGTTCCATCTTCTCAAATTCTTCAGTGAGTCCATAAGCGGAAAGAATCGGGTCTTCGATGTTAAAGGCATTCGCCAGCAACCAGAACCGGAGCGGCGGTTTCCCTTCTAACTCCCTGTTTCCGTTGACTGTCGTGTAAAGATTCAGAATCGTGTCATCCTCCCCTTTGAGACGGCGGACGCACCGCTCCGGAATAAATTCATCTAAAATCATATCTGTAAATTTTGAACCGTTGAACCCTCGCATCTTTGCAATGTAGTTGAGTGGCAGTGCGAGTCCCCTTGCACTTTTAATTTTCTTTGTCTCAGACTCCTGATCGAGATCTCCCCATACCCAAGTGTTTTGTGACATTGACTGTATGGATATATCATACCCCTCTTTCTTAAGCGGCAGGAAGGGATTGAGATCATCCGTCCGTTCGATTGCTTCCAGCTCCTCCCGCGTCCGCCTAAGATATAAGGTATACCGATCATGATCCAGCAGATATTTAAGTGATCCGTAGGTTTTGCCGACCTGCCTACTACCCACGATCACAAAAAGCCACGCCGGAAGAGCGGCTATTGCTTCGATATTAAGCCACCCCTCCGGCGTGTAAAGCTCTAAATTAGTTTGCTGTCTCATCCGTACCATTTACGATCGCAAAAACCTTATCAATCAGCGCTTTCTGGTCGGCTTCAGAAAGATAGACCGCATACCGATTATAATATTTGCCGTCCGTTCCTTTGTCCTGCGGAACCGCGATAAAAGGTTTTCCATCGGACTTCCGCTCAACGACTCGCATGGAGTAGAAAGCAAACCCCTTGCACCGGAGTGTAAATACGATGCAGGAATCTGAGATCTGCCGTACATTTGTTACCTCGGCGTTTACGCCTGCGAGATCGATCACCGCGCGCGCTTCAGAAAAGTTACCAGTTTTACCTGAATTTTTCGTTGTCTTGAATGCCATAATCTTATACCTCCGATTCAAATAATTTGATTGATACCTGCGTGTAACCCATCGAAAAGAGCTTTTCCACTGTGTATAATAGAGCCTGTAAATTACTCTCGATTATAAAATACCGCCACTGTCCTCTCTGCTTATATCCGATTTTGTATCTCATTTTATCACCTCCACTATTATTTTATCATCCCCTATTCGATATGTCAATATTATTCCGCAATTATTTCGCCGATTTCTTCCGTGATCTGATCCGGTATGCCAGATTGCACGAGATACTGACGCGGATTCATCTCCACCCATGACGCCGTACGGGTTTTCCGCTTCCACTCGGTACGCTCGCGTACTGGAGAGTCATGATAAGTTAATGCAAGCCCTCCTGCATCTGCGATAAAAAGCCCGTCTGTAAGATTCGCAATGTTTCCTTGCATGGCATTCTTTCCGTTTTCTTTTCGCACTCCCGCAATTGTTGTCTCGATCTCATAGCAATCATTTTTCGGATCCCATGATTCTGCGGCATAGCACTTCGCATGGAGAAAAGTAAAGCGATTATATCCATACGCAACCATTGGATGCTCATCCTCCGCAGTACCGATATACACATTTTTGCCCTTACGATTCTGCACTACAGCGTTTCGGTTTTCGCACTCCTCACGGACTCCTGCATTGTAAAGATCCACGGCAGGGATCTTCTCCCCCTCATATTTTACGCTGTCGGTATCCCAATAGATCACTTTCTCCCAGCCAACCGCCTGCTGTAGCCGAAAAAGATATAGACGCGTGAGGGATGCAGTCCATAAGCCCCACAAAAATGGAAATTTTTTCTGTTGCGCTTTTGCTACTTTTTCGTCAGATTTTGACGCGAGGTTGTCTTCCCATGAGGTTTTCTCGCACGTCATAATCTCCCCGATATCCACGGCGTACTCATCGCGGATCACCTTTTGCGCACATGCACCAAAAATCGTATTGACGCAAATCTTTGCAAAGACACGCTCCGGACCATCTTCGGCACCTTCTTTGATTTTGAAAAATTCGAGGATCGCACCGCGAAACGCGTCCGGTAAATATTTAAGCTCAAAGGCAAGGATCTCGATCCCTACCATATCATCATAATCATATGCCTGCCGGAATCTTTGCCAGTCATTGGAGTCCATATAGATGATTGCGGCAGTGCAGCCAAGCATTCTGCCATTATCAACGCCTTGTAAGCCATCTACGTCCTCGCATTTACTGATTGATACAATCGGATCAGGACATTCTGCTTTAATATGTACGCCAGATACATAGACACGACCCAACCACCCGTAACCGTTGTTGATAAGCATTTCCAAATCTTCCAGAGACGTATCTGCCGGAAGAGAAAAAGGTTTACCGGACGGAAATTTTCTTAAGATCTGCTGTGATGGGTGTGCGCTTTTAAGATCGTAAGAATTACAATTATTATAGACTCTCCCGGCGCGCCATCTGCATCCATGCGTATCGCCGCCCGCCATACACTTAAAAGCCAGTGCAAGCTGATCTTTGCTAAGAATCAATGCGTTCATGGCTCGCAGTGTCTTTCCGTCCTGCCGGATTCTGGCATTCACTGCTTCTATAACCATTCCAGTATTGGTGAGAGGGATATTTGCCTGCGTGTAGCCGTGCTCTTTCTTTAAGCGTTCAATAGCTTCGTATAAGCCCTGTACGTCATTTACAATATAATTCCATTCGTCCGGTGACAGCGGCGTGTCCGGCGTAAAATGTTTTGAGTAGTTAAGATCCCCTACCATTTTTGCGTGTTTGCATCCTTTTGTAGCGCCAGCGAGGGACTTTTGAAAAAGTTTTAGACTATCCCGATACTCGACTCCATTATCATACCGGATTGTAAGAGGTTTGCGCGGTTTTGTGAAAAGACTTGTTGGTCTCCCCCAGCTTTCCGCGAGGATCTGCGTCATGTGAAAATGTTCATGTCCTAAGTTATGCACATACACAACAAGGCGGCGGTTTTCAGACAGTTCAAATTCTTCTTCCAGACGGTCGAAAAGATCAATGACATCTTCCATGTATCGGAGCACTAACCGCTCATTGTCAAGACACACGGCGATAGAATAGATATATCCGTCTTCCGCCGTAGCGTAATCCTCAATATCCAGTGTTGCGGTGACATCAATATATTCCGTAATATGCTTCTTTATTCTCTTTTCAGCGATCCGGAAGACGTGAGTGCGTAAGTTTTCTATAAATTCCGTCACGTCCGTGCATACCCATAGATCTTGACTCTTCCGCATATCTCTCTCTCTCTCCCTCTCTCTTATTCGCGTTTTCGAGACTCTTTACGCTTGAGATAGTATAATAGCGCGGATCCGCGTTTATTTTCATCCGCTCCGAACTGCTCCACGGCGGCATCTAAGATATGGGTCGAACCGCTAGTAATTGCCTGATAGATGATATCGGACGAGAATAAGCTTTCCACGTTGCCAGCAAAATATTTTGTAACGGCAAACTCGAAATCTTCTAATGACCCGGAAAAACCATGATCTTGCGCGGTTTTGTATCGCTTATCAATGGTATCTTGTCTGCCTTGGACGGTTGATGTCTTCGCAGACAAAAAGGATCGCAGAATTTTGTATTCATGACGCAAAGCGTTTAATGATAACTTTTCCGTGCGCTCTTTAAAACGCCGCCGATTGACAAGGTCATACATCGCATTTTCATAGATCCCTTTTGTATGCCCCGATCTCTCCAATCTTAAAAGGCGTTGATTGGCTGCTTTGGCGGCGCGGCGAACCGCGATTGAAAGTTCCTGCTGGTCTGCCTGAGATGGATCACCAATGTCATAATCAGCCCATGTCTTTGTTGCTAATTTTCGTCTTGGCATTTCTTTTCCACCTCCAGTACACGATATGCTGACGCCGTATAATAGTCGTATCCGAATCCGAATCGTTCAATCTGGATAAAAACCGTGTTACCATGACCCAACCCTAATTCCGTCACTGTCCCTATTTGGCGGATGCTGGCATCTTTCAATATAGTTAATGGACCTATGTTTTCCTTTCCTCTGCGATAGATTGCAACATAACTCATATACCAATTCCTCCTATTCTACGTTCGATCTGATCTCTGAGCGCCGACATTTTTATTGGATCGTGATACCATCCAACAATGATTTCATTATCGCGACCGTATAATCTATTTGTCATCTCGCCGTAATAAATGCTGTCATACGACTGTATCGTATAATCTGCATCAACGGTTACTAATAAGTAACCGTTGATACCTTTTCTCAGTTTTCCTACGATTCCACGGATCGTGTCACGCATGATAGTACCTCCTTATATCATCCCATTTCAACTCGCAAGCGATTCCGCAATCTTCGGATATTTCATCTTGTTTGCGTCCTCTTGACGGGTCTAATTCATCCAGATACACCCCCTTTATACAACTATGCCCGATTTCGCGTTCTATTTTCGCCCGCTTTTCAAAGACCTCCGGAAAATCCTTTCTAATTTTATTCCAATAATACATTCCTCCCTTGACGCACCCAATGCAATTATTATTTGTGTATCCTAAATCGTATGCGGACATTGTTTGCTCAAGTCTCGCCGCCCGACTTCCCTCATTCGCATCGAACCCCCAAACATATGTATGATGCCCTGGATGTTCAGATTCCCATTGTTTTCGCACCTGCTTCTTCAATATCATCGTGCAAGGCGCACCGAAAGGAGTATTGACACATCGACGCTTAATAATAAGGTCGTTTACGTCACGATATTCGGTATTTTGCAATATTGTTATTTTCTTTCCCAGCAATTTTTCACAATCATGCAAAAACCTTATGCTGTCTGGGTGCTGATCCGGAACGTGAGTATAAATAATTTCGTCCAGATCTGGCGTAAGATACGCCGCCATAAATGACGATATTCCAGTGCTAAACCAACAAACTTTCATATTGTTTTTCCTCCTTGCCTACTGGCTTATCTCTTTGATCTGCCTATATCATATCATAGCTATAAGCATCTGTATAATACATCGTTCCTATTGTGAGAGCGTTGTTATAGGATAAGACTATAACCACTTTGTCCGTGTAGCGCGCACAGTTTGGGGAATTTGTCCGCGAAAAGTGGGGAGCCTCTA